GAACCAATTCCTCTTGAAGAAACACCAAGTTTAACACCTTCGTCAAGAAGTGAAGATGCAATTTTACCCATTGGTGTGCCAAGAAGTTTAGCTTTACCAATAAAGTTAGAACCACTTTCTTTAAGTGATACTATTTTATGAGAGACCCTATCGAGATTAACGGTTGGACCTTCTGGATGACCAAGTTCACCAAGAGCTCTGCCAGATACAACGTGATTTTCGTTGTAACGTCCAACTTCTCTCCTAAGAGTTTCCATTGGATACATGCGACCATTACGGTTCTTTATGTTTCCTTGTAAGAAAACACCCTCGATATACATGGACTTCTTGCCGTTTCTAGTTTCGACAAGAAACTCTACTGATTCAATTTCTTCCGTAATGAGTTTCATCAACCTTCCCCTGTGATCTGAACTTGTTGATAATATAATGTACTCTTTCCTGTGGCAGCTCCACCTTTAGATAAAGCACTCACTTTAAATGAGTTTCTCAATTCTGCATAGTTATCAGAACTATATGCTGTTACGATACCAGAAGTATCTGCATCAACACTAATTCTAGTTGAAAAATAACCACCTACACCAGATCCACTCCATACTTTAGTTACAGTTGCAAAACCAACTGCATCATCATAATAACTTTGATCTGTTACTGTTAAATTAACACGAGATCCTAAACCAAATGGTGAACCAGTTCCTTCAGGAAAATCAATTAATGTTGTGCTACCAGTAGTAATTCCAACCACTCTTTGAGAAGAGGGTCTACTTATACTAATAGATGCAGGTACATTCTTAGCAATATAATAACTTGCGGTTGTAGCAGAAGCATCTGTTCCTATTGAAACATGTGCTCCTTGAACAGCATCAGCCCCTACGAGAACAACTCTCAGAGTATCTGATTGTTGAGCTATTCCACTACTTGTAGTATTTGCAGTATCAGTTATTAATGCTATGGAAGCACCACTTCCTACGGGTTGATGAGCCATTTATACAAACCTTATGGTATTAAAATTCATTTACTAGTTATTTATAATTACTCTTCTTCCTGTTCTTCAGTATCAACTTCTGTCTCTACTTCAGTTTCAGTATCTAATGCTGCATCAACTTCTGATTGAGTGGGTGCATTGTCAGAATTAAAAACACCAGATGCCACAGAAGGACGGTATTCATCAACTCTTTGAGATGATTTTCCGTATAAGATATCTTTTATCTTATCGCTGACTTGTGAAGCCGAATCATCCGCAGCAATCATATCCATAAGTTCATCCATAGTATTAGTGTCAAATGAGTAACTATAATCTATTTAGACACTATTTATTGTGACTGAAAATTATACTCAAGAATGATTTTACTTAAAGTATCTTTCATCGCAACCATCTTCTCCTTTTCACCGTTTACATCCTTAACATTTTTAGGATACATTCGATGAAGATAATAAGAAACTGCAGTATGCAACAAACGTATATGTCGCATATCCCAACCCACTTTTAAAAATGGTCTGCCAGCCTCATCTCTTTGGGGCTGATCCATATCCATTAAATTTCTCCGCCTTTTGGTTTAACTATATTTGCATCCATAGTTGATGCTTTACTATCTACATCCATAGATCTAAGTGCAGCATCGGGTTCACCACCAGCACCATTATCACCAAGTTCTCCTTCAACTGGCATTGGTCTCATTCCACCACTACCTTCTGGATCTAACATCATTTCAGCAGGATCAATAATAATACCATCTTTTATTTCTTGATCTATCTTTTCATCCTGTTCAATAATTTCTTCATCAGTTTGACGTAGAACCTTACGTCTAACCCAATCTTGAGAATAATACTTTCCAATATATGGTTCTGTAGTAGCAAGTAATGCTAACCTTTCATTCTGTAATTCTGTTTCTTTTAATTCAGTAAAGTGATTATCGTATAGGAAATCAAACTGAATATGCTCACTCATTATCTCCCAATCTTCAGGAGTAATTACATTCGTTAGAAGTAATTGAGTTCTAAGCATATCACTGAACATATTTGAGAATCTCTTTCTCAAACGTCCTACAAACTTACTAAATTTAACTTCGTCTCTTAATATCTCAGAGGATCTTCCCAGATTGAATCCTCCTTCTCCGTCCATTCTTGATGTGGGTACGTTGAGCGACCTATATAATTTCTTTTTGAAGTACTCAATATCCGTGATTTCACCAAGGTTTTGACCTCCAGGTAGAGTAGAAATTTCAGTTCCACGACCTCCTTCCCTTCTAGGGAGCCAGAAATCCTCAAGCATTGCCATGTACTTTTTGTCATCTCGGACTTCTCCTGTGTCAGCGTTGTAGACAAGTTTGTTCCGATATCTCATCATCACGTCACGGAGGTATTGCTCTGCTTTAACCTTCGGTAAGTTTCCTACATCAATGTAGAAAATCCTGCGCTCTGGAGCACGGGATAGTCTATATATGACTAAACTATCTTCAATCATCCTTAATTGATTGAGAGATTTGATTGCTTTATGTAAATATGAGAGAGTAATTCCTTTATTTCTATCAACTAAACCTGATGTACAGTATGTTATTGCATCCTTTGCAATTTTAATTCCCTGATTTCCACCCATTGGAGATGCATTACCCACTGGATATGTCTGTTTTGGGGTAAACATGAAATATTCTTCTATCTCTGGAAACTCATATTCCATTGGGTTATCATTATTTTGATTCGTAACCCTAAACTTATCATCCTTATTCTTTTTCTGTTGCCTTATATAACGCATTTTCATTGCGTCAATATATCTTATCTCTTGAATACCTGCTTCAGGTTTCTTTAAATCTATTATTTTATGATAGTACAATCTACCATCTACATACCAATTTCTATAGATCTCATGTGCTTTCTTGTCAAAATCCATCAAATCTTTGATGAATTTAAAAGCATCTCTAACCTTATCCTTAATACCATCACTTGCATTAAGGTTATCTAAATTAATTTCTACTGGACTATCGTTTGTATCTGATACTAATGCTTCACTTATAATATCTTCTATTGCACTATCTGCTTCAGGATGAAGCGCCATTTCTCTATATCTTTTGATCAACTCAAATTCTGTTTTATAAACTCCCTCCATATCAACGTAGGAACCAAAAAAACCACTACTCAAAAAGTGGTCATTCCCGTCCTCGTTATTAGGAGGAACGGGAGAGACCGCCGTTTGGGGTAGTGATTGTTCGTCGGAGTCCTCTATCGAGAACCCAAAGAGTTTTGCCATAATTACGAAACTTTTTTACTATTTATCAACCCTTAATATAGTTAATTAGGGTTGCCAGCACCAGTCAATCTGAGTGACTGAACTTGGAATTCAACTGTGAACTCCTCTATAGTATCACCTGTATCGTAAGATAAGTCAATAGCTGAAACATTTGTTGGGAAAATATCAATGAATTCATACTCTTTTAGTACTACATTTTCACTTCCACCAGCATTTGCACTGCTCTTTTCTGATCCTCTACCAAGTTGGAATACCTTGGCATTTACCATATAGTCAGCTGGGTTAGTAGTACCTAGATTGGTATCTAAATCAGCAATTTGTTGTGTCCAACCTTCAAAAGCATTTCTAAATCTAAAGTCTTCATCATTGATAACTGTGATAGTCCACGTATCAATTGTTCTGTCTCCAGCAACTTTAAAAATTCGACCTCTGAATGGGATGTCAATATTTGCAATATTCTGAGCAGGTAATGCTGCAGCTTTGCACATAAAAGTGAAAACTTCTGCATCCCAACCTGCCACTACGTTAGGTGGTAACGTAGTGAGTTCAACTTCAAATAGATTCGGCCTAGCACCGCCACCTATGAGTTTTGACTTAAATTGCGAAATGTTTTTGTTTGATCTGGATGTGGCCATTGATTTATTCCTCCTGTGATATTTAGATCAAGAACTTAAACTCTACCTGCGACTTCTTCAAAGCTGATACCAGTTCTGGTAGCAACGAAAGTCAAGGTAACGTAGTTGATAGACTTTGCAGGCTTCAGGAAGATGTCTGCTCGGAATTCGTTATTATCAATAACATCAGGAGTGTTATTTGTAGTGTCACAAATAACGAGGAATCCAAATAATCCTCTCTTAGCCTGAACGTCACGAAGATAAGGTTC